ATTGTTAAGGCTCTTGCAGCGGGCGCAGATTTTGTGATGTTGGGGTCTATGCTAGCAGGCACTCACGAGTCACCCGGCAACATTACGAGTGAGAAAGACGGAAGTCGTTATAAAATTTATCGCGGCATGGCGAGCAAAGAAGCTCAAATTAGCTGGCGCGGCAAATTTTCTTCTAATGAAGGTATATCTACGCGAATTCCCTATAAAGGCGCAGTAGAGCTTATCCTAGAAGACTTAAAAAATGGAATTACCTCGGGATTATCTTACTCTGGCGCGCGCACTCTTGACGAGCTTTGGGGTAAATCCCACTTCATTCGCCAAACCAACGCGGGTTTGCGTGAGAGCAAAACTCATATTTTACCCTCATGAAGAAAAGAAAAACGTTACCAGAGGATGCCAAATACATTAGAGTGCCCACATTGGGAACCCTAGATGCTAATTTGCGCATCAAGTTAAAATTTGATGATGTAACAAAATTTTGGTTTTTCAATGAATATATCAAAGCTTATCTCTTGGAAGATCCCACTTTGATGCCTTTTATTGAAAAAATCAAACAAAGTAGCATGCTTGCGAGAAAGTTTAGACTTAAAAAAGCCCAAGAGCTACGAAAAAAAGAACAAGATATTATCAATCGTTTTGGTCTCAACCAAGATGATATAGAGGATATTTTTGATATGATCGAAAGAGAGGAGGATTTATGAGATTATGCGCCGAAGTGTGCAACAAAGACAACCACTGTTGTGAAAATAAAGAATGCCGGTTGTGGATAAATTATGAAAAAGATTTAAATTGTACAGAAATAGCTATTAAAAAAAATGGAGCAATGACGTTGAAACAAATAGGAGAAAGGCTGGGGATCTCTTATGTTCGCGTAACTCAAATAGAAAAAGAAACATTAAAGAAAATAGAAAAGATAGATTTACTAAAAGAAGATACTAATTATTAGCAACCAGACAAAACCAAAAGATGTTTTGCATCTTTAACCACAGACAAGGAGAGTGAAAATGTCTAAAAAAACACTATTAAACGAAGCCACAGTTCGTCGGTTTATGAAGTTAGCAGAAATTGAGCCTTTAGCATCAGGATTTGTTAATGAAAATTACCCACCTATGGCAGATGATGATGAAGCGGCAGAAGACGCCGTACCTGAAGATGCCACCTCAGCGGAAGCTGATTGGGATGAGGCTGAATTTGAAGCCGGTAAAAAGGAAGCCGAAGAAGAAATGGGTGATGATCTAGATGTCGATTTAGACATGGAAGATGCGGACCCTGGCGAGCTTACCTTGACTGATGAGGAGGCAGAGGTATTCCTCAAAGTTGCCGATAAAGTACGCGCAGCAATGGAAGCTGGTGGAGACATCGAAGATATTCCTGCCCCAGATATGGGTGGAGATGAAGAGATTGACGTTGTGGATCTCGACATGGAAGCACCCGAGATGGGTGATGAAGACTTGGATGTTGAAGAGGAAGAAGTAGAGTTGGAAGAAGAGTCTTCGGATAAATGGGGACACGGCAAAAAAGAATTCAAACGTCATCGTGATGCTGCAGGTAAAGAAACTGAAACCGGCGTCGTAGGCGGCGGTAAATATGGCAAAGGTGGTCACTATAAAGACTACGAAGATGATGAAGACGACTTGCACGAAGACAAGCCTTATACTGCTAAGAAAGAAAAGCCCGGTGCTGATAAGCGCAAGGGCGCTAAAAAGCGTGGCGCAGAAGGTACTTTAGCCAAGACCAAAGGTCATGGTAGGGTCGACTATGTAAATGAAGACCTTGTGAATGAAATTGCCGCCCGTATTGCAAAACGTGTGTTGCAAGCAAAAAAGAAATAAATTACACTTTTCTTAAGTACTGTGAGGTGATGAATGCAGGAACTCTTTTGGTTTTTTCTGGGTGCATTTGTCTATTTTTTGTTAGATAAATTTGTTTCCACACTTAAAAAAATTAGTTACATTAATGATATTAAAATTTGTGCTTTTAAATTGATTGGCTTTGCGTATGAACAATTGGTCTTCACTACTACGGCTAAATACCTTACGTTAGAGCAGTCTAATATGGACAAGGAAAAGATAAAGCTGTATAAAAACATAGACACTCAAGCCTTTGAGCAGTGGAAGAGAGAAACCGCTATGGGCTTAAAAGAATCGGTACCACCTATTTATAGAGGAGTATTGGAAGTGGATAACTGGGAGGACATAATGAAAGCCCTGGACGTACATTATAAAAAAACACTTAACACTCAACCAAAAAAATAAAAACGATGCCAAAAAAAAGAAAATCTACTAAAAAGGAAGAAAAAGAAAACCCCCCTCTACCTCTGGGCAATTCTCCGGAGGGCGATATTCTTCTTCCGGGAAGCGCCATTCCTCCCTTGCGCGCAGTGAGTTTGTTCGGCGATTTAGATGACGAACAAATGAATGACATATGCCAAAATCTTCTTTTTCTGAAACATATGTGTCTCAATGTCATACCGGTGAATGAGGAGGGGGAGCCACTTCCTCCCGACCCTATCAATTTTTATATTTCTACATGGGGGGGCGACGCTTTAAGCATGTTTGCTATATATGATCTCATGCGTTTTATGAGGGAAGAGTGCCCGATCTATACCTTTGGAATAGGAAAAGTCATGTCAGCAGGTGTTTTGCTTTTAGCTGCGGGGACCAAAGGGGAAAGAAGAATTGGAAAACATACTCGCATTATGATGCATTCCGTACGAGGGACTCACTATGGGAATATCCACTCCCTTCAAAATGAAATGGATGAAACACTCTGGATCCAAAAACAACTCTTAGAAGCGCTTGTGGAAGAAACGAGCTTGACAAAAAGAAAAATTAATGACATCCTCAATAAGAAAGTGGATGTCTATTTAAGTGCTGAAGATGCGGTGGAAATGGGTATCGCGGATATCATTGTATAAGATAAGGAACTATTTATAATATGCCTGAACTTGACAAGCTCGTAGAAAACTATTTTGCGCCACGGTCTAAAACATTCACCAAACAAATGCTTTATGAAATTTTTGATGAAGTCTCGAATGAAGAAGAAGATATGGTGCAGCGAGCCGCGAGCCAACTACTACAAACACTCAGTGGAGATTATCCGGAAGTGAAACTCAAATCCCTTCCGCGGACTTCATCAGGGACCATTTATATTACCAATATGGGGGGTCCTAAAAAACGCCACGCCGCCGTGAAGCAGATTGCCGATGCTTATGGCATTGAAAAAAATAGTGAAAAGAAATACCGAGAGAGTGATTATAATATTGGCGCCACATTGTCGAGCGGAGTCCGTTTCGTTTTGAAGAATGGGCGTAACACTTTGGCAAAAGAAAACATCAGCCTAGAAGAGCTACAAGATCTGTTAAAAAGTTTAGCGGTGGAGCACGGGTTAGAAAATATGAGAATTAAATTTTCTGACAATATGGGTGACGACGGGGCACCAAGGGGACAAAAATCCGTTTTTTATGATGTTGCACCAAACGCATCTAACATTCCTAAAACCCCTAAAGCTGATTTTGTTATTGGAGATCCCCAAGAAGGAACCATATATATATCACACAAAGATGGAAAATCTCCTAAAGCTTTTGGGCAGTGGAGCGGCATTAGTGAAAAATCAGGTTTCAACAAAGAACCCGAAGTAAAAAACTTTGGTAAGCTTTTAGCCCGAGTAATGAAAGATTTGGAGATACAACGCTATCCCAATAAAATTGACTTTCAAAAGAGAATTGCCGACCCGGATCTAATTCTCAAAGCGGTATTTGGGAAAGAACACAACCCCAAAGAGCCATCCTCACCCGATAATGTGGACTTTGTGTTGCAAGGAAAAATAAATTTAGTACCGGAATTAGATGAAAACGGTGAACCTACTGAAGTCTTTGATATTCAAGCGGATAAAGTATTTGGGGCTAATTTTGCAGAAAGAGATATAACAACGCTAGAGAATTTTTTTAGTGATGGCTATTTCCCCGTCCTTTCGGCACGTTATGCGACTAAGCGGAGAAGCTTTGATATTGTGGGAGCACGTGCCACTATTTATCCCGAAGGAGGCAGAGATGTCAACTTCCTTTTTACGGCAGACAGCCGCCCAACAGATTTTGATTTTGTTCCCATTACCTTAAATCCCACACAATTTAAAAACGCTCAAGGGTTTTTCAATTCACTAGATGTGGGAATGGAAAATGAAACCTATCGAAAGATGCACAACTCGATTACAAATTTCAGCGACTAAAGAGGTATAAGTGCTCGTTCAAGAACGCTTCAAAAATTATAACAAACAACATTGTTGGCAATATGAGATAAAACTTCAGAACTTGGAAGAGGATCTCAAAGAGATAGGCTTATCTAAATCTGCAGCCCAACAGCTACGCACAAGCGACTTTGAGTTTGCTTATGTTGACAAGACAGATAAAGAAACTTGTGCTGAGATAAAACAATTCATAGAGCGCCATGAATGGCTAGGGAAAATACCCAATCGCCCAACACACAGATTTACAGCAAGATTAAAAAAGAACAATGTTCTGGCTGGCGTAGTCATCATGGCGACACCTAACGCATTCAGCCATCTATTAGGAAAAGAAAACAGAGATTTAGAAAAGCTAGTAGCGCGAGGAGCTAGTATTAGCTGGGCGCCAAAGAACCTAGCATCGTGGCTTGTATCATCCTCAGTCAAGTGGATGGTAAAGCATACAAACTTTCGCATATTTACAGCATATTCAGACCCAGAAGCCAAGGAACTAGGAACTATATACCAAGCTATGAATTGGATATATTTAGGGCAAACTAGCGGCACAAATAAGCAATATTTAGATCCTAAAAAGCCCGAGCTTGGTTGGTTCAGCAGTCGCGACTTCCGCAAGAAATCAAAATATAAAATGTATGCGGCAAAGATAGGCATAGACCCGGACACTTGGAAAGGTTGGATGAAAAAGTATTCACCCAATTGGGAAATCATCCCTCCAGAAGTGAAGGCACAGATCAAAGCGGAAGAGGAAAACTATCGTTCTTCTTGCTTATCCCGTCCCGTACCCCCTAAACATAAATATTGTTATGTTTTAGGGAAAACAAAAAAAGAAACAAAAGCCCTCCGGAAAATTTTTATGCAACATAATCCTACTAAAATTGACATGGATTACCCCAAGGAGCGGGGAAAATAACATTTGACATTATAAAAAAATAAATTATACTATGCGACAGAGGTGTTGACTATGAAAGAGTTTAATTGCGCGCAAGACTTGCGACAAGAATTGGAAGAAGGAATTAGAGTTGTAGCTGAAAATGTAGCTTCAACCTTGGGTCCCAAAGGACGTACAGTGATATTACATCCTAAGAGCGGCAATCCTATTACCACTAAGGATGGGGTAACAGTGGCAAAGTTTATTGACTTAGATAACACCTTTCAAAATACTGGTGCGCAAATTGTAAAACAAGCCGCCGAAAAAACCAATCAGGAAGCCGGGGACGGCACCACTACTACTACCGTTTTGACTTATGCTATGTATCGGGAAGCTCAAAAATATCTCACCGCGGGCGCTCCTCCTATTGAACTTAAAAAAGGAATGGAAATTGCAGTAGATCACTTGGTAGAAAAAATTGAGAAAGCTTCCACTCCTATTAAATCGGTGGAAGATATTGAAAATGTGGCTACTATTTCTGCAAATGGAGATGAAGTTATTGGGAAGCTGGTAGCGAAGGCAGTAGATTTAGCCGGTAAGGACGGCTCAGTAACTATTGAAGAAGCCCGCTCCTTAGACACTAGTTTGGATTTAGTGGAAGGTTTTCGTTTCAATTCGGGTTATCTCGCTACAGCCTTTATCAATGAAGAGGAGCGCGCACGAGTCAACTACGACAATCCCCTAGTAATGGTAACCGATGAGAAAATTGAATCAGTGGAAGAGATGCTTCCGGCGTTAGAGATTGCTGCCCGCGAAAGTCGTCCTTTTGTTATTGTTGCCGAGGACATTGAAGGACAGGCGCTGGCATCTCTTATCATGAATGCAATGAGGGGAACTATGCGCGTATGCGGCATTAAAGCCCCGAACTATGGAGAAGAACGACGTAACACCCTTAAGGATTTGGCTATATCTGTGGGGGCTACTTTGATTTCTCGCGAAATGGGAATTACCCTTAAGGAAGTCAAGCTGACCCACTTTGGAGAAGCCAAGCGGTTGGAAGTTACAAAAAATAACACCACTATGGTAGGGGGTGCGGGAGAGTTAGAACGTATTGAAAAAGAGATTGAAAAACTCAAAGCCATGATGCACGACACAGAAAGTCTCCATGAATGTGAAAAACTTCAAGAGCGCATAACGCGCCTCGCTTCGGGAGTTTCTGTGATTAGAGTGGGCGCCGCTACAGAAATTGAGATGATAGAGAAGCGCCACCGCATTGAGGATGCGTTGGAAGCAGTCCGAGCCGCTCAGGTGGAAGGCGTCCTCCCTGGAGGGGGATCCTTTTTAGCGCAGGAATCCCTTAATCTACATGACAAATTGACCAACGCAGCCAATAACGAGTGGCAAGCCTTGGGGATAAAAATTATAGAACAAGCTGTCAAAGAACCACTGAAACAAATGTGTAAAAATGCGGGTGAATCCCCGGACTTAATATTGAAAAAAGTAGAAAAAGAAGAAAAAAATTATGGCTATGATTTTAAAAATGGAGGAGTGATTAACGTTTTAGATGCCGGAATTATTGACCCCGCACGAGTGACGCGCTGCGCAATACAGAATGCAGTCTCTGTCGCCGGTATTCTTATCACTTCTAACTATGCGATTGTGGAAAGATAGTACTACTTATTGGTGCATAAAGAGGAGCTATATCAATGGGAGATGAGACTGTAGAAAACGCTGTTGCCTGGGCTGAAATGCATGGGAAATTTGACATCTTGATACAAAAGCAAGAAGAAATAGGTGAAGATGTCGCGAAGATTAAACAAGCGGTTTATCATCCCGATTCAGGGCTGTATGCGCGCCTGCGCGAGCTAGAAAGCTGGAAAGAAACTTCATCTAGGCTTCTTTGGATGATCATCACATCCGTTATTACACTCACGATTGCTACGGTGTATAAATCTCTTTAAAACACTTGACGCCATAATTATACTAATATACATTATAGAAAAGAGGTAACACACAATGAGAGTAAATTTATCTTATTCTGTAGAACTAGACGACGTACTGGCTGAGCTTTCGGAATTATTTGCCCGTGAAAAAGGGAAATTTGAAGCCGTGGATAAAACCGCCATGCGAGTTCTGCAAGGGTCTTATACGGATGAAAACTTAAGAGATGTATTCAATACGATTGATATTTACAAAGAGGCTTTAGCTAATTTAGAAATCAAATTAGATGAAATACAACAGATTATTAAAGGATATCATGATATTATAAATGCGCCCCTTGAAACATCAAACCCCCAGCCGGATGGTGGCGAGGATGATGAACTATAACATTGGAGATCTGGTTTGGGTACCCGATGGTACGGTAAATTATGCATTAGAAGGGCGCGATGTCAATCGCATGCATCCTATTGAGGGTCCTGTTTACGGAGTGATTGCGGAAACTGTCTACCCCAGTTATGATGATTGGTTATTAGTGCATATCACCACTCAGATACGTCGCCTCATAAGCAAAAAAGATTTAAGGAAAATAGGAGTTTAGCTAATGATTAAATTGATAGAAGTGGTACCCACTCACAAACATGACTTTTCATTGCGGGAAGTATATATAAATCCCGATCACGTGGTTTTTTTACGAGAAGACACCGCTACCAAAATCAAACTACAAGAACAAAAAATAAAATTCCCTGAAGGTTTAGATGCGCGACAAGTGTTCACTCGTTTGCAAATTCACAATGGGACTACTGGTACGGAGTTTATTGTGGTGGGCGCTCCCCACGTCATTGAAAGTAAACTTAAGTCCAGCAACAAGGAGCTACTTCATGGCTGATAAAATTTATACCCTGTATGTAAAGTCCACATGCCCGTTTTGTGTCAAAGCACAAGAGGAGCTTATTAAACGCAAAGAAACTCATACTCTCTTTATTATGGATGAAAAACCCGAAGAATTGGAGAAACTCCAGGCTCTGTGGAACCACACCACCGTGCCGTTGATTACCGCGCAGCACGGAGATGTAGAGGTTTTTATTGGAGGTTATACGGATTTATTAGAGTGGTTCAAAGTTCAGGAG